AGGAAGAACAAGTCCCGTTGCTTTCATTTCTTCAGTCAGGAGAGCTTGTTGTGTAGTAAGATTATCTAAATTAGTTTGACGTATCACCATTTCCTGATTAGCTAATTGCAATGCAGAATACTCAACAGACAACTGTTTTATTGCTTTAGCCTGTCCTGGAATCGTTGTATATTGATATTTCTTTTCTCCACCTTCATTGAACTTCTCCTGGGCTAAACGAGAAGCAGTAATAGCTGTATTAAGATCTCTTTGGGCTTGTTCGTGTTTCTGTACCAATTCTATATACTCTCCTTCATATATCTGAAGTCTAATTTTCTCTTTTAATGCTACTAAATATTCTTCCAACTGAGTTTTATTATGACCAATCAATACGCCCTCATCATTCAGATCTCCTTTGTATCCTGGAAAAATAGCTTTCAATGCTTTTATGGCTTCCAACCTTCCCTGCTGAGAAATATTTTCATCTTCAATAATAGCTGTTAAATATGCTACTTTCATAGCTTGGGCTTCATACTGAGCGGTTACTTTCTCATTAGCAGTAGCCACTGCATCATACATCTCCTTCTGCTCTCGGGTTTTGATAACTAAATTACGAATAGCCATAGTCAATGCAATAGCTCCTGCAATCGCTATCATATATGGTCCGGTTGGAGTAGCCATTAGCTTAAATAATCTCCCAGTGATATTTAACAATGGGCCCATAGCTGCAGTAAGAGCTAATACCCGAATACGATTCTTTCGTTGTCCCTCCGACATTGCATTCCACTTCGCAGTACTACGTTCAACGAATGCATCCAATTTTTCTAAGAGAGGAATCAATGAACCCGATAATGTTGTACCCAGAGTAATCATCCGAGTCTTCATCGTTGCAAATGCTTTATTGAATCGGAACTTCATTGTATTAGAAGCGGATTCAAAAGCAATATCTGCCGCTCCAGTTGCATTTGTTAATGCATCAAAAATAGCAGCATTAGATTCTAAGTTATTCCCTAACAAGTCAAGTACGCCCATTAAGCCTCGTATGTTTGGAAATATCTCAGCCATAGCAACGCTGTTTCCTCCAGTAGCTTCCCGCAAATGTAATAGAGCCTGGATCAACCCCTGATCTTCAATAATAGCTCTAAACTTAGCAGAACTGGTTCCGTATTTAGCCATTGCCTTTTCTGCTTTAATTGAAGGAGAAGCCATACTGGATAGAATAGCTTTCAACTGAGTAGCAGCTACCCGGGCATTGGTACCCGTTCTGGTCATACCAGCAAATGCAGCTCCCACCTGATCAAACGTCACTCCAAATTCACTAGCAATAGGCAGTACCATTCCCATAGCCCCAGCCAAATCAGTTGCTTCTGCTTTCCCTTCCCTGACAGTAGCGGTAAGAATATCAGTAGCCATAGCGGCACTTAGATTTTCTTTACCATAAGCATTCATAGCAGAAGTGACCAGGTCTGCAACTACTTTCGCTTCTCCCAGCCCGGAGGTAGCGGCACGTGCTGACATCGCTAATACCTCCATAGCTTCTGCTCCCCGAATCCCCGCAGAGGTTATAAAGAACAACGCCTCTGCTAATTTATCCGGTCCTTGTCCTGTAGCAGGACCAAGAGCCAATACTTCTGATTTCCATGCATCAACTTGACTCGTCGCCACTCCTACCAAACCAACAATCTTAGCCATATTAGCTTCGAAATCAGAAAAGGTCTTGGTAGCAGCTACCCCAACCGCTATTATAGGTAAAGTCATATAACGGGTCATCTTCTTTCCTACAGCCATCATCTTCACTCCAGCCGCATTCATACTGGCTGTCATACTCAGGGCTGCTTTCTTAGTAGCGGCATCTGCTGCTGCTGTAGACGCGTTAACAGAAGCCATCCCGGCCTGAAACTGGGTACTATCCAATCCCATTGTGGCTATTAAAGCCCCTATATTATATGCGCCTGTACTCATAACTTTTAGTTTTTCAGTTTAACCTTTTTGACCTTTAGTTTTTCTGCCTTCATTTTCTCATACCGATCTTTACGTTTAGCAATCTTTGCACGTTCATTAATCATTTTCTTTAACGGTTTCTTCGAAACTCCCTGAACACCAGCAATCGCTTGTAACGCTGCTTTCATTTGTCCAACAGTCTGTTTAATTACTTTCTTACCTTTCTCCCATGAAAATGGAAGGACTTCAGCAAGTCGACTGAGCAGTTTCGGATTACGTATCAGAATACCAAGGAACCGTGCCGTCTCATAGCCCAACTGTTGGGTTTGTTCTTTTTCATCAACCCACGTTTTGTAGGCCCACCAAAGCTCAGCCGCATCAAGTTTGTAGAAATCTCTACTTGAGATCCCCAGCCGAGCCACCGCAATACCACAGAGCTTATTAAAGTCTATTTCTTTGCTGGCTTGCGGGTCTGTCCCGTCGGCGGCTTTTTCATCTTCCCGGCAGCCGCCAAGTTCTTTGCTAACTCTTCATCTATGTCCGGAAAGAATGAAGGCATAATGGCAATAAACTCCCACAAGCATTCATTCAACAATTTCGGCATATCAGTTAACTTATAAGGAAACTTGATGTCATCCGTTTCATGTTCTGCATTATGCCCCATTTCTAACGCATAAAACAAAGCCGGTTCATAATTTTCCCAATTCAAAGAACTTATATCTTCAATTTGTATTTTATGCTTCTTTTGAAGCTTCTTAAATGCTTCATATCCCAACTGTATTGGAACCTGAACTCCTTTGATCTTAATATATTCAACTGCCATGATTATCAGTTTTAAATGTAATTGAAAAACCACTTGTGATTAAAGTGGGTATTGTTTAGGATCCTGATCCAGAATTTAAAGTCACCTCACCTGAAACCTTAATGGAAACAGTCATAGTGATCTTATCATCTGGAGGAATCTCAAGAGGAAGTTCAGTGACCAACCCTGTAAACTCCAAGGTTGTTGTTTCATCATCCGGAAGAACAATCTCATAATTCTGAAGATCATCACTTTCGAAATCAGTTTTCATCGTGTCGATTGAAGCACGAAGAAAATTCATGGCCAACTGAACGGTTCCACCATCTCGGAAACCACCAATGAATTCCCGATAGCCTCCAGTAGAGTCTAACGAAGTTACATCAATGGTATCACGAGACATGTTAGGTCCGGATATGGAATTAATCTCAGATACTTTTACCCAAGCATCTCCACTCCACCTTCTGAACTGTGTGCCGACACCGGCTTTAGCTCCGCTCATATTTACCTCCTTTGCGTGTTAAAATTAATAATAAAACGTGATCTGTTGTTACCATCCATATCCAACCAGGAAGGTTCACCGGTAGCTTGGATGATGTTATATGTAGTACCGTTCCACACCTCATTTGCCCGTGCGTGGAGCAGCTCAAAAATATTCCTTGCTAACGCTATTCCAACGGAATAGCTTTTATTACGAACCCGAATCTGACAAGATGATCTATAATACCTCTCTGCTGGATCCATATATACATCCGGAGGAAAACTGGGAGTGTCAAAAATTGTCACTGTATTATCCGGCTTTGAAGGTTCTATTCCCCGAAACAAATCTTTTTTATATGTTAAGGCCAATGTGCTTTCTGCTTCCAGCATATCCTTAATATCAACCGATAATTCATTCATCTCCCAATTTCCTCCTTCATAATTAGTAAGATCTTTTCTGTATTACGTTTAATAGCAGCCTCTAAAAACTTAGGACCGCTTCCCGGAGCATTCCAATTAATATTCCCCACCACTCCATCTCCCCACGGTGCTCCTTCAACTCGCTCATGTACGTACATTGCATAATTAGCACTAAATCCAAATCGCATTCCTGTATTCTGAGTTACTGCATCTGTCATAAACTCTACAAACCAACTACCTCTTAAGTTTCCAGTATCAATAGGAACAGTGGGACTGACCGTCATAACTTCCCGATTAATCAATGTCCCAACTCTAGTAAATCCTGCCAAACTTTGGAGTTTATTTTTCTCCAACTCTTTATTTAGATTCTGCATCAAATTATCCAATCCAACAATTCCTGCTCTCTTATTTGAATATTGCCGTGCCATTATACAGTGGTCCTTCCTGTCATATTGAGATTGACTCTAAAAGTATTCATTATAGCACTCCCTAACTTTGGAAGTCGAGAAGTAGCTATGATGTAAAGAGCAGCCACCGCTGAATCATTAGGCTCCGGGGCTGAATCCAAATCCGTTAATTTCCCTAACCACAAAGCTCCTTCCTCGTCTACATCCTGAGTCAAAAATACCCGGGCCTGACTAATCATCTCTTTCCCATTATTCCCCATAATCACTTCATTCAGCTCTTCCCATCTCCCTAAGATTTCAACAGGTGCATCATATTCAAACCCACCCTCTCCATCATTTACTGGGTTACCCCAATATACAATAGGCTGAGTGCACTTACTTGCTATGAATGTATCTATTCCCATTAGTCAAAACTTTTTACAGCGTATACACGAATTGCCTTTTTACCTAACTTAGCAAATTGTCCACAGGTGTCTAACATCAATACCATATCCCAATAGGTTTGTGTTTCCTTTCCTGCGGCATATTTAACAGTAGCTTCTCCCAATTTCTCCTCTGTGGTCAACCGCTCCTGCGTAATAGAAATCAAATGAGCCGTCAACCATCTTTCAATCTCTTTCAATACCGCTGCACTCAATCCACAGGTAACTGTATTTGTCACCATAGGATTAGCAATTGCTATATAAGCATCAACTGCCGCGTCAAGAAGAGATGTTGTTATAATTGCTTTTACTTCAGTTGCTGTTACTCGTGCCATAATAACCTCCTATTTTATTCCGCTTTTTTATTCAATCTTGCTTTCCAAAGTTTGGGCTCAATAAATTCAGTAACTTCTGGACCCCATTCCAGACCACACCATTCAAGTGTTTCTTTCATCTGGCGGTAATCTCCCTCCACCATTCGATTAGGCCAAACAATCTTACAATTCAAACCAGCATCTTGCATCTC